TTTTTGTTTTTGGCTACACTACGTAGTAGCTACTCGCTTTGTCTCCAAAGTAAATTCTTCTTCCGTCAATCATAGAGATTATCAGATCTTTGACTTACGTGATACACAGGATCGTACACATTTTTGTCTTCCAATTTCTCATAACTTGGGAATGCTCCCACCATTTCATCAATCGAAATAGCTGCCTGGCGCATTTTCTTAGTATGATCTACGCGACCTATCCTAGACGTCAATGTTCCTAATGTTTTCAATTTTTCATCATCCGGCACAGCTTGATACGCTCTTTGATGCAATTTTCTCAGCCACAACCATGCAGGATAATTCGATCCATAAGTACCATATGCATGACCAACCGTTGATAACATTATGTCATACACATCACGACATTTCACTGTAGAGCCCCACACCGCATGTATAGCATAATCTTTCCAACCTCTAAAAGGCAAATAATCAGGCTGTCCTTTTTCCACATTACGATTCCGAACCATATACTGCTTAAGCATCACTAAATTTTCAGTTTCCAAGTGTCCCATACAAGACTTGGGCGATACAAAAGGTACGTCAGATCTAATGTCTCTTATTGTTGCCCCTACATACATTGAAACCCATTTCGCAAATTGATCCTCACCAATATAAGCTTCAATCTCATAATTTCTATCTTGCCCTTGTGCATGATCATCACCATAAACTCTCGCCATAACAGTTTTATCTAGCATTTGCTCCTGAAAATAAGACTTTAACACATCGCTCATTTCATAACTTTGCATTATACAGAATAGAAAGAAGTATAAAAGAACTATAAAAGAGTTTCCATGAGCAGTCATCCATGCTCCTGTTGGCATTTTTCCTATAACCAAACCCCACATACGTGCACATATGTGAACTATTCTCGCTGCTATCTGTCGAGCACAATACTCTAGAACTCTCATCATTACATCATAATATGGTTTCTTAGGGTTATAATAAATTCCTCCCAAAGTGTAAAAAAGTTGTAAAAACACATAATGTATCGTTTGATCCAATGCTGAAAAATCACCATCGCCCAATCTTTTCTTCGTCTCCAATCCAGCTTTTATTCCAAACTGTTTCGCAAATTCATGAGCTCCTCCTCTTGCCCATTTCATACCAATACAGATGCCACCCCAACGTTCAAGCAACATCCGAACTGTCTGACAAACCTTTTCTTGCACAATAAAAAACATGTTTCCAATCTCAAAAGTACGAGCTTTGCCAACAAATTTTTCCCATGCCTCAGTGAATAGTTGGTCTACCCATGAATATTTAGTTTCTGTTTTCCATGACTGCGTGAAAACCACTGGAGGAGGATTCTTACCTGACCAAAAATTATGTGATGCATCTAACACTGCTTCAAATGCGTGTATTTTCTTGTTACTCGCTTTTACTTCAACTATCACAGTGTCAGACACTCTAATCACTTTAGGTTTTTCAAGGAAAAAACCAGCTGATGCACCAAGATACATGTCTTTCACTCTATCCATTGTTACGATAGGGTCAAAGGTACCAAATTTATCACGAGTGCCTATTGTATCATATAAATAATCCAAGGCTTCGGGCACATGAGCCATCACTTTTTTTAAATTATCCGTGATAACATC